CGATATTAGTTTACAGCCATTACTTAATTCTATATCTTCTTCTGTCCATTTCCTACCTCTTAAATTACCAAAGAAATATTTTATTTGATCATTATAGTCTAGATGGTACTTAATATAATCCATATTCCCCGTAGCTAATTTCTGAGTAGCAGATACCCAGCCATAGAAAAGCATATCAGATGGATCGCAGAATAAGAAATCTTTTAGAATTGATGCTTTTGTAAGAATAGTTTTACCATGACCCCTTGGCAAAATAAAAGCAGATTGCTTTACACTCAGGTCATCAATGACATCAGCAACTTCATAGTGAAATGCAGGAGTCTCAGACCTTAAAAAGTCATCTGGTAGAAAAAGCTTCCCAAATGCTATAAGGTCATTATGAGCTAATAATAGAGCTTCCTCTTCCTTACTTACGTTTTTCTTGTTTATGTTTACTTTGGGACTGGGGTTTGGCTGCTTTTCCATATAAATCCGTGCCTATCAGGATACTTCATAACTTTAGGATATTGTTTAGATATGCCATTATAGTCAGGTATCCTATGTTCTATTTTGCTTTTTTTTATTTTTGTGATCTTTTCCATGTTAGGTAATCTGCTCCTTCGTGTGGATCAAAAATAGTAGTAATCAATCTATTGTCATCATCATCATATCTTGGGTCTATAATAGTCACTGGTGCATTAAAGATATTCTTATCGGCTAAACCCAGTTTATCTGCGTATCCATCCATCCTTTTAAATGATGCAACTTGGATAGCATGACTAATAAGACCATTTGAAGGGTCTTTAAGCACTTGGTATCCACTTACATGAATATGCCCAGCGGTTAGTATATGATCTCTCCAACCAGTTTGTACTGCTCTACTAATCGCATGGGCAGTATTCCAAATAGAATGCCCTTTAAATTGGTGTCTCACATTCAATCTTACTTGTTTGCCATTTGGGAATTTTAAATTAATCCTTACTCCATGATTATTATAAACAGTCTTTGTTCTTCTCATTATAAACTCTAAAGGGTCACCATCACCAGACCATACATCATGGTTGCCACCAACAAGATATAACCAATCAAGACTTGTAATAAAATGTTCTGATATCGCCCATGATTCTTTTGCTGTAGTACTCTGTTGACTATATAGGGCTGCTAACCTGCCTATCCAGTTGTTTTGAATATCACCTAAATTACCAGCAAACAATCCTTCTACTTTGTTTATCTTAGTTGTTAAGGCAAATATCTCAGAAAGATCAGTACCATCGTCATCAACGTGAGGGTCACCAAAATGGCAAATGCCTATTGGCCCATCTATATTAATTGAAACATCAATACATGAATCATAAACTCCTCTTAATTTTTTTACAGCATATTTTTTAATCCTAAACTTAATTAAATCCTCAATGTCCATTTCCTTATCGGGTTCTTCACTTACGCTGTAGGGCTTTGTTCTTAGTATCTTAGTGCCAGTTGACCTTCTCTTACAATCAGTACACCTATATCTTTGCTTGCCTGCCTCAGTTAAACCTGCTTTATTAATATTAGCAGATGAACAATAATTGCAACCATATAATTCTTTGTGTTCATTCTCATTTAGAGCTGGCATTCTCTAACCCCTCTGGTAATTTTCTTTTTACCCCTTCTAATTGTTCTGGTGAGAATCCTTGAAATAAGCCAACAACTCCTGTTTCAACTTTCTTTACATTACCTAGAGTACCTATAGCTTTTCCAAGTTCTTTTACTGCTTGGAGTTGGACATTTGCATCCATGCCATTATCCGCAATGCATTTTAGACTATGAAGTATGTACTCATGGTCTATACCAAGTTTACTCGCCACTTCTAATGCACTAGCCTCTATTTCTTTCATAACTCTCCTTTGTTTTAACAATACTATTGATTTCTTTCTAGCCTTATCGTCACTTTCTTCATTAAATGCATTCATGTATGCTTTTACCGCTCCAGAGCCTGCTACAATATGTGTTGCAAACTCTTTTTCTTTATTCGTTACTTTTTTACGCTCAACAACTCGCCTAGAAGGGTTTGTTATCTTTTTTGAAAAAGTGTACCTATTACCATGTTGGTCAAAATCAGAATCCATAAAAGTAGAATCTTTAATTAGGAACGTACCAACTACAGTCCTCACCCACCCTTTAGAATTTGTATAATTTTTCCTATCATTAGGGTGCTTTATATTGTTTGATACTTTAAGCAGTTGAACAATGCCACCATCATCTGCCTCTACCCAATCACCTTGCGATGAAGTTTTCCAATCTGTACTAGGCTTTGGTGCCTGCTTCCCAAAATGGGAATAATATTCATCTAAATCACTAAATACATAGTGTTTAATTTTTTTTATTATTCTATAATCCAATTATTTTTTCTTTCTGCTTTGTGGTAGAGATTGGACATAAATGCTATCAATTAACTCTTGCACAGCACTATGTATATAGTATACAGTCCCATCTATCTCTATAGGCACAAGACCCTTTGATGCATTAGATAGAACCTTCTCCATCTTACTGATAGGTTCATTTTGAAGAGGCTGTATTACGCTTGCCACTTTTTCTCTTCTTATTCTCTTTGGTAAGCTCGGCAGCCACTTCCGCTGCGAGTGCACGCTCTGCACGTTCTGCATGAACCTTATCACGTTCCTCCTCCCTCAGTCTCTGTACACTAGCAGCACCAGTTACAGGCTCTGGCCTACTTAAGTCCTTACTTGTCATATACGCCATTTCTTAACTCCTTTCTTTAATCGCTTGTCTTTTATTAACTGACATTGAACACACAAGCCATTAGGGTAAATAAAAAACTTTTCTACAGACTTTCCACAGTTATTACAACCACTGTAAGATGATGTACTGTCTATACTATCTATAGTATCTTTTATATTCTTCAATTTTCCCATCCTCCCAACCCCTGAAGCTAAGTACAAAGTCAAGTAAAACACAACTACTAAATGACCATGTTATTTGTAAGGAAAACTTAAACAAAATGAAGTGGGTATATACTTAACTCTGAAAGGGAAAAATCGGTTTATTGGAATCGCTTTTTACGTTAGTCGGTTTTTCGATTCCTCCACTCACAATAACGGAGTTCATATGAAAACTATCCTTGATACGCTTACACAGTTTCGGGACATTCTAACTAACATCAATGGCAACCTCGTCAGAGTCAACTTTGACATTTCGCTCGATGTATTCAGCCTTGACGGTGTAGACTATCATCTCATCGTTTGGTACAAGAGAGATTGGGACAATGACGGTGCTCTTTACGAATCAAAGAGATTGTTCACCACAAGTTCCTCGGTTGATGCACGTTGGGACTTTCACGAGTCTATTGGTGCACAAGAAGATGACATGTATGATGCCATGTATCCTAGTGCTTGATGTAGTTTGAATGCAACAGCCCCCTTCGGGGGGCTTGTTGTTGTTATTCGTTATAAAGATGAATAGTGCGTGGGTAAGAGTAGCTAATGAGCTTTAATACGCTGAATGACAGCAAACTCTTACATACACGCACACATATCATACCATTATCAACTAACATGGTCAGTAACATGAAAGATTTAGAGATACAGGTTAAAGCCCATCGTAATTTAGGTTTCCCTGCAGGTTTCCGTTCCCTGTGTCTCTTACATTGAGTAACCACTTTAAGCAACAGCATTGGGGATATTATGCATTGAAACTCCCATTAATTCAGCACTGACAAATGTAGACTGAAGCGGAACCAATCAAATTGGTCGGTAATTGCACCTATAATACTTGTGCTGCTTATAGCTGGTTACTCATATTTAGTAGTTATTAACATAAATGGAGAGTATAACATGAATGCATTAAAACATTACATAGTAGAAGTTATTATAACAATTATAAAGTTAATCAAGGGATATGGTTTAGAATCATTTGACTGTATCACTTACAAACAGTACAAGGAGAATAAGGATGATTAAACTAATCAAGAAGTTATTTGGAATAACAACACCAATAACAAAAGATAACAGACCAGAACAATGGATTGGTAAATATGCAGGTAACTCACATCAACGTAGAGTAGCGAGACGTAAAGCAGAGAGTGACCAGAATAAGGTAGATCAACGTGACTTTAGTGATTACCCAACATTAATAAACAGGAGACAGTCATGATAGTACATTTAATCAGTTGTTCATTGGATTATAATTATCATATAGATATAACCTTTAATGATGATCATATCCTTTTACCAGTT